GCATATCACCATACTTTTGTCTTGTGCCTTCACCAGGCTCATCATTTCTTTCCTCTTCAATTCCCATAGACTTTCTAGCAGCCTTTACCATATCCTTATTTGCCTTAGTCTTACGCATTTCTTCACGAGCTTTCTCATTATTTTCTTGGCGTTTCTTCATATCCGTCTCAAGATATGAATCGTGTTTCTTCTCTACAACCTGCTGAAGATAAACAGCAGAGATATCGTTAAGGATGTTCATCGACATGAGTATAAGTGATTAGTTCTTTACCTTATACTTATTTATGAATTCCTTGACATTAGATTGTTTATATCCACTATAAGGTTTTGCTCCTGGTTGAAGATTTGTTTTATCTCCAGGATTAAATCCAGGTGTCATATCCACCGCATACTTAAAGTATCCACCAGTTCCAACGAGAGTATTTGGTTTTCCAGGAACTCTCATCTTTCTTTCCATCTTCACTTCAGTATATTCCATCACATCCTTAATCCAGGACTTAAACATAAAACCTTCTTCAGTCACACAGATAAGATGGTTTGCACCTCTACGGATGATTTCACCAACCAATCCAGTGTTTAAGTTCTCTACAATATCACCCATTCTAAAGATTTTCTTGGTAACATAATTCTCACGAAGATTGAACATATCAAACTTAGGAGCAATCTGCCACAACTCAGCAACTTTTTTAGATTTCTTTGCACCCATTCCTTGACGAACTGCATCAAATAAGGAACGAGCATCACCATCATCAAGTGTCTTAGGTGTTCCTTTGCGGAATGATTCAAAGTCATCATCCAATACAGCCTTTCTCATTTTTGATGCTGACATTCCAGATACACCTTCAGCATCTGCATCACGAACACCAGCAGATACAACACGAATCAAATCAAAATCATAAAGATCTCCGTTATATTTCTGAGCAAGATTCTCAAACTCTGCCTGTCTGTCAGAACCAACAACGATATTTACATTTGAATATCCTTCTTCTGCTGCTGCAATCAGAACATTAAATATTGATTTCATCTCATCATCATTAATAATGTTCTCTTCATAGTCAGGAAACATCTTCTTCATGAACGAAATCTTCATATCAGGGTCAAGAGGATTCTTCTTAGGATCCTGAGTTCTTGAAGGATAAATCTTAAGGTCTCCACCTGTAGCAACCTTATCTGCAGACTTAAGAAGTTTTTCGTGCCCTACTGTTGGTGGATTGAAACGACCAAATACAACAGTCAGAGTATCACTGATTTCTCCACCATCTCCTTCTCCTTCTCCTTCTGCAGGTGCTTTCTTCTGTGCTGCAGTTGGTTGTGGTTTTGCAGTTGCTTTTTCTGGTGCTGGTTTTTCCTTTGCAGCAGGTTCTTTTGGTTGGTCTTTCTTTCCAACCTGCTCTCCCTTATCATAGAACTTGAGTTTTCCACCTTCAGTTTTCGCAACAAATTCTCCACGGGAATCATACCATCCCCCGTGACCATCACTCTTAAGGTTTAACTTCTTCGCCTGCAGTGATGCTTGCGATTGAGTTGCCTCAGTTAGAAATTGGAAAAAACTCTTCATATTGTTTTATAGTATACTTTTATTTATTCTAATTTAATATATGGAGCAGAATAGGTTGCTTGAGAACTTGCGTACAAATAAAAATCTTTTACAACTTCATTCTGAGTATCTTTTTTTGCTTTTTCTATCGTTGTCAAAAGTTTCAACACAAGATACTTTGAATAACGATATTTATTTGATTTCATTTGTATAGTGGCAGCAGTTTCATCTAATTGATTCTGCTTCACAAGTCCGTACTCTACCATCATTTTAGCAATATCTTTAGCATGGGAATCAGTATTTTGTTCCGCCAGACGAGCAGATACATTAGATTCTGGCAATTGAGACAAACCATGCCTCTTCAATATAAAATTAATTGGACCAAGAGAAATTTTTCCTTGATTTGCAGATGCTCCTTTTATTTCTCCCTGCCAACCAGTTAGAGATGTTTCTCCACCAAAACTTCTAAATTGAATTTTTTCAGTATTTGCTGTACCCCACTGAATGTACCCATCCATAGCATCCAGGTTTGTTGTTGTTCCCCTAAACTCTGCTGTAACAATCTTTTTATCAGTAGGGAAGTTCTTCTTAGAAATCTTTGCAGATCCTGTTATTTTCTTTAGTGATACTCCAATGAGTTGATTACTTTGAATATACTCAAACATTTTTTCATTTAGTCCCTTTAAAGTCTTTTCGGACTGCAGTTCTGAAACATTAAATCCACTTCCAACCATATAAATGTCAGCAGGACTCCACTTATTCAAGTTACCAAAAGCACCTTCAGACCTATTAATTGCAGTAAAAGTTTTTTCTATAGCATCAACTGTTTTAGAACCTCTATGAAAGGTAAATTTTCCCTTACCTCTGTATTGCTTAAACAAAGCATTTGCTCCAGCAATAGAAGAATTAATCCAATCATCAGGTAAATTATTAATCATACTTTCAAACTTTTCATCAGTATCTGCTGTAGCAAGTGCTTTTTGAAAGTTTTCCTTTGTAACATCAGCATTTGTAATTTCTCTCTTGAGAACATTAAATGCTAAAGCAGCATAAAGTGCTTGAGAAGATTCTGCGAGTTTGGTAAGAGCTGCTCCTGCTCCAGAACCACCACCAGCACCTTTTTTGTAAATTAATTTGATAATAGAATTTGATAATGAAATTTTAGTAACTGGAAAAGATGATTCACTTTTATCAACTTCATTTACATATTTAATTTTCTTCTTCTTCAGTTCTTGTGATATTTTATCTTGAACCTCTGCTCTTTGAGAAGCAACTACACGAATCTTATCAACCTTTGCACCAGCTTTAACGACTTTAGTTTCGTATCCTTTAAGTACAGAATTTACTGCTAAAAGTACTTCAGAATCCGACATTATAGATAATCTATTGTTCTTTTATATTTAGAAATGGAGATAAGGAGACTCGAACTCCTGACATCTTGAATGCAAATCAAGTGCTCTACCAACTGAGCTATATCCCCAAGAAACCCCGAAGGGTCAAACACCAAGAACAGAACCGATATTATCATCAAGTTGCTGAATTGCTGAACGAATATCAACGATACGAGGAGGAATACTCACCTCATCATAAGTATATCCTTTTTGAGCATCAAATAGAACCTGACGAATTGCTGCTGCAGCACGAGCATCAAGTTTAAGTGTTACTTGTTTTTCTTTAGTCACAGGTCTCCCTCCTTACGATTTTCGGAACGTTCAATACTAAAAGCACCTTCAGGATAACGGGCACTCAGTTTCTCAAAATTCATTTGAACAACTTCTTCGATAGAAATATCAAGTCCAATACAGGCTTGAGAAACATACCACATAATATCACCGAGTTCTCGTTTCAGGTGAAACAGATTTTCTTCAGTTACTGGTTTGCCTTGAAATACAATCTTCTTGACAATCTCAGTAAATTCACCTGCCTCAGCAGACATACCTACAGCAGCAGTAAGCAGTCGCTCGGTAGGAAATCCGTTCTCACGAAGTTCAAGGAGACGATCGATGAACGGGGTGTGTTCTTTACTTGGACTAGAGGTAGTCGTATTAACGAACTCGACATACTTATTAAGATCAATAGTCATACAATAAAAGGTTCTAATTCAGATTGGGGTAAAATTTGTTGCGCTGGAAGTTGAAAATCATCATCCAGTCTTACATGAGGAACATTAACTGTCTCAGGATTCAGATGTTTAACCTGACGATATGTTCTTGTAGAATCAAATTCGACAAGCATAATAGCATCTCGGATACTTGCACAATCGGCAATTTTCTTACCATTCTTGTCAAATACCGAATAGTAGTTCAAAACTTAAATCCCTCAAATGATTTCTTTGGTTTTCTTTCCTCAAAATCATACTCCTCTTCTTTCTTATTGTCAAGGATATCATTCTGAGCAGATTGTTCGCAGTCATAAAGACGCATCTTTGCTCTGTCAATACCAACCACGAATCTCTTATGAATAGTGGGATCATTATAACGATTCTTAAGTTGCTTCACAAGAATCTGCCCCAGTTCCTCCAGTTCTTCTGTAGAAATCAGAGCAAACATTAAGTCAGCGGTAGCAGGAAGACCGAATGATTCTGAAGTATCGGTTAGTTCTACATCAGAAGAACCATAACCGCTACGAGTTGTCTGAGTAGCACTTACGATAGGAACATTGAATTCCACAGCAAGACCACGAAGTTCTTCTGCAATTGCCTTAATATAAGAATAAGAGTTCACGGAAAGATTACCCTTATACCGAGAAGATGCACAAATGTTTAGATAATCGATGAAGATAATATCTGGGCGGAATGACTTCTTCAAAGCAAGTTCATTCAGAAGAGATTTAAAATGCCCAGAGTGTGCGGATGCAGTCGGATACTCTTTGATGATTAGAGTGCCCTGTGTCTTCTTAGCAAGGTTTGTAACCTTGTTTTCAAACATCTGTTTAGGCAGATCTCCAATATCCTGAATAGGAACATTCAAAAGGTTTGCGTCAATTCGTTCAGCAATTCGCTCTTCCGCCATTTCAAGAGTGATGTACAAAACGTTCCTGCCTTGCAATAAGACGGAAGAAGCCACATGGCACATAAAGAGACTCTTTCCGACACCCGTACCAGCCAAAGCGATATTGAGAGTCTTATTAGGTAGACCACCTTTTGTGATTTTGTTAAAGTACTCAAGGTCGAATTCAATTTTCTCTTCCTTTTTATGATAGGACTCGTATCTTTGTTCGTAGTCTAGCAGATAATCGTGTCCGATGTGTGTATCAAAGGATACTGCCAGAGCGTCTGATAGAATACTAGGAATACTATCACGATTTTTCTTCTCATCTTTACCATCTGCAATATGGATTGACTCCATGAGAGCAATATAAATGGCACGATCACGACACCACTTCTCAGTAGTATCAACTAACCAACCAAACTCAATAGGAACATCTTCGAGATTTTGAATGAGATGAACAATTTCCGTAAATGAAGTATCATTAATATCTTTACGTTTCTCTACTTCAATACAAAGAACTTCCTTTGTTGCTGGTTGATTATATTCTTGAATAAAGGATAGAATTTCTTCAAATACAATCCTTTGATTCGTATCTTCAAAGTATTCAGATTTTAGAAATGGTATTACTTTTCTTACATATTCCTCATTATGTAAAAGGTTTCTAAGGATTAGAAACTCAACTTTCTCCATAACTAAATTCCTTACGTGCGATTTCGTCTAGTTGTTGCATCACTTCTTCAGTGAAATATACCTCAGGTTCCTTTAGAATCTGTTTAGCATAAATCTTCTTCCCATCAATCTCATAACGACCTGCGACATTCTTCCACAGACCACCAATCTCACCGAGTTCAAGTAATCCGTAATATCGATCCAGACCGCGTTCATCATAAAAAAGACGAATCTCCACATCTTTGTTTTCTTTACTCAGACGCGACTTAGCAGTCTTAGCTTTGATAATATTGCCGACCACTTCCGTTCCGTCCTTTTCTTTCTTTTTGCTGAGATAAATGATTGTACTTGCTGCGTATTTGAGTCCAGAACCTCCCCCCATTTCTTTCGTTGGTACATAAGCTCCGATGACATCGTATGTATGATTTGTGACAAGGAGTGGAACATTTGCTTGACCTAGTTTGAGTGTGAGCATTCGGAAAGCACCTTTGACAAGTTGCGATTTAGTCATATCACGAACTTGTTTATCGTTCAGCGCATCAGTAATTTCTTTCTCTGTAGAAAGCATACCTAAAGAGTCTAGCACAAACATACAAGGTTTGCGTTCCTCCACAGGTTTCTTAAGGTAAAGATCTACCGCTTTGAGTGCCTTTCCACGAAACTCTTCGATAGTAACAACGTTAACAACAACCAGACGAGAAGTATCAATTCCACGGGATTCTACAAGTGATTTAGTGATAGCAGCCTCAGTGTCAAAGTAGAGACAGTAACCATCGGGATTAGCATCAAGAAAATTCTTAACCACTGCGAGAGAGAAGAAAGTCTTTCCAGTAGAAGACTCTCCAGCAATAGCAGTAATCTTATTCCCAGATACACCACCAAATACACTACCTGAAACCAGTGCATTAAAAATGTATGAACCCGTATCAACATAAGTTTCCGTTTCGTCAATATCAGATGCTAGTTTGGTGTAATCATCACCAATTTCTTTTACAATATCTTTAAGAAAGTCCATTATCCAAAAAATGAATCAAGGTTTACAGTTTTTTCCACACTCCACCCAATAGCGTCAAGGATGGTTTTCATAGGTTCTAAGAATGCCTTTTCAAATTGTAAGTCGTAGTCAATATATT